AGAAAATCACTTGCTAAAAACTTAGGTGATATAAAAATTCTAGATGATGCTGGAATGCCACTTAATTACAACGCTAAATCAGGTTTAACTAGGGACCAATTTAATAAGGTTCAAAGTGTTGCTATGGATGTTTTAGACAGCCTTGATGAGACTGCAAAAATGTCAAATGGTTTAGTAAATGCCAATGAGATAAACACCCTTAGAAAAGTTATAGACTCAAATATTAGAGAAACTGGAAAACAAGGCTTAGATGATGTTGCACTTTTAAGACTTCGTGAAGGTTTTATGAATGTTACTGAGGATATGTTGGGGGCTCAAAGCAAAGGTCTTAAAAAAGACTTTCAAGCTGCCAGGGGTCTTTGGTCAAGATACTTAAAGAATAAAAGGCTTATTGAAAAAGACTTAAAGATAGGCGGAGTTAAAGACTTATCAGATGAGAAGGTTCTTCAAAGAGTTTTTAGAGATAAAAAATCATTAGAACAACTTAAAGAAATTGCTGACGATAGAATGATTGAAGAGGCAGGGACAGATTACGTTAAATCAATTCTAAGCAAAAGGTTGGGCGCAGATGAACAAATATCTGCTATTGGAGCATTAAAGGCACTGAGAGATAAAAGAGAAGTATTGCAAGCTGCTTTAGGAAATAGGAAATATCAAAGATTAATTGATAATCTTGAGGTTTTAGACAGAATAGGTAAACCAATTAATCCAAGTAGAACAGCAATTACTCAGCTTCAAACTGAAGTATTAAAAGGGCTAGGATTAATGGCAAGGCGAGCAGGTAAATCAGTTGCCGAACCGAGTGCGGATGCGCTTGCTAGTTTTCTTAAGCCATCAGCTCCATTAATCAGCGAACCAATATCAAGAGACTTAACTTTTCAAAACTTATTTAACCAGGAAAAGTAATGCAATTTCAAAACAGAGAATCAACATTAAATAAAACAAATACAGCTCTTGATAATGGGGCTACTTACGAGGGTACGTGGGAAGACGTTAGCGAGTTTTCAGAGATTAGGGCATATTGTAAAACCGATCAAACTTCTTTGATGAAACTACAATTTTCTCCTGATGGCAATAATGTTGATAGCTCTTTAAATTATGAAGTTAACGGATCAATCCCTTCGGTGCATAGATTAGCAGTAACAAGACCTTATTTTAGAATAATCATTGAAAATAATTCTGGTTCAAATCAAACTTTTCTTCGAGCAGGTGTATTGCTTTTTAATGTGCATGGGACTTTGACATCTCCTTCTAATACTAATCAAAATCAATATGCTGATGCAATTAACACAAGACCGTCAGTTTACGAGGATGAAGTAGTAATTGGAAGAAGAAGAGGGGTTAGGGCGTTTTCAAAGTTTGCTTATAATAATGATGTTGATACAGGTACAGAGCAAATATGGCCTAATGGGGCAGCTTTTACTCCTTTGGATGCGGCTAGTACTTTTACAATAGCTTATACTCAAGCTAATGATGGGTCATCGTCTGAGGGGGCTAAAACTCTTTTTTTTCAATATCTAGATTCTAATGGTGAGTATGCCGAGGCTACGCATACGCTTGGAGATGATGGGAGTGATGTAACTTCTTTTTCAGGACTAGGCATAAATAGAGTAGCAGTAGCAAGCTCTGGTTCTACTGATACTAATGGAAATAATATTACTATCACAGCGACAACTGGAGGATCTCAGCAAGCTTTTATCCCTACTGGGAAAGGTGTTACACAGCAAGCGATTTACCATGTTGCTCACAATGCCAATGCTATTGTTAGAAGTTTACTCTTTAATAGTCGTAAACTCTCCGGTAGTTCTCCACAAGTTGAAATTTTGGGCTGGGTTTACAATAGAAATGTCCAAACAAAATTTGAGGTTTACAGAATTGAGATAGATACAAGCGTAGAGAATAATATACCTATAACTAACCTAGTAGGATTCAAATTAAATTCTAGTGATGTCTTATATTTTGAAGCTACGACAAACACTGATAATACCCCAGTTGTGATTAGGTTTACACTTATGGAATATGAAAACGTAGCAAGTTAAAGCCATGGAGGGCTTATATGAAAATACTAGATCAACTAATGGAACATGTTAGCGGTGGTATAAAGCTTTTAGTTCTAATCGTAAGCCTGGCGTTTTCTGCTTATAATTTTATCGTTAAGTCCTTAAGATCAGAGATAAATGAAGTTGAGCAAAAGATTATGATAATCCGAAACAAAGATATAGAGCTGCTTGACACAAAGCTAGATAGCCTAGGGGTGGACTTAGTGGACATTAAGGAACAAAATAAAGTTATAATGAATCACTTGCTCCGGCAAAAACAAGGAAGGTAATTATGCAAGACAATGACAAATTATTAAAGCTCGCTAACTCTATCAACAGCTTAGTTGACATTGGTGAGGAAGTATTCAAAGACGGCAAAGTTGATTTTGCTGACGTTGCACAGATTGGACCTCTACTTAAAGAAGTAGGAGACTTGGTAGATGTTTTTAAAGCACGTCAAGAATTGCTTGAAGAAGTTAAAGATCTTGATGCTAGTGAAGCCGTTGAATTTATCCAAGCTTTACTTGAGAAAAAGTAATGTGGGAAAAAATACTTGCAGTATTTTCAAAAGATATAATTGGTCTAGTAAAAGAGGGATTTATTTCCCTCTCTAGATCAATTAAAAGATGGTGGAAGGCTAGGCAAGCTAGAAAGAGACAAAAAAAGCAATTTAAAGACATAGAAAAAGAATACAAAAGGAAGCATGATGATTATAAAGATGATCGCTCTACTAGGGATTCTCTGCCTTAGTTCATGCAAACATGGTAGGCCAGGCGGAACTACTGATAGAGATCTGCAAAGAGAACACAAGGACGAACAGTGCTTAATTGAGTTTTCTTATGATGAAGACGGCAAAATAATAACTGATAAAAGCGTATGTTTTTGCAGAGACAAAGAATGGTCTATCTTTAGAGTTGGCCCTACTTCAAGATTCGAAGCTTTGCCAGCTGCTTATTGTGATGGGATGCTTGGTTATCCTAAATCAGATAGAGTAGATGCTTTTATCGAGCAAACAAGATTATTAATATTAAAGGGAGTAGGGTGGTAATATGAGTTTTATAGCTGCTATTTTATTTATGAGTGCAATGGGTTTTGGTGGATATAACCTCCAAGAAAGATACGAGCTTTGTAAACTAGATAAGAACAAAGATCAAAAAGAGTGCGATATTTTTTACAAAGAAGAGTGTGTTTGCAGAATTAAAACATGCGAAAAGAAGCTTATAAAAAGTAAGTGATCAAGAGAAAAATATCACGCATAGACTCTATTATAGTTCATCACACAGGATTCATGCCAAAACCTGAGCAAGATGACATTTCTTTTATCAGACATATTCATAAACAAAGAGGGTTTGAAGATGCTGGCTATCATTTCTATGTTAGGACAGATGGCGAGGTTCAAGCTGGAAGAGATATAAAGTTTGCTGGGGCTCACTGTAAAGGGAAAAATAAATACTCAATTGGGGTAGTAATGGCCGGGAACTCAGCCTTTACTGCCAATCAATTCTTTGCATTATATCGATTACTTGAGTTTTTAATTCAAAAATATGAAATCAATCCCGACAAAATAACTAGGCATTGTGACCACCACAATACACTTTGCCCAGGGTTCCAATTGAGCAAAGCGTTTTTAAATGACATGAAAAAGAAGTATACTTAAATGGTGGTAGCAAATGGATTTGCTATGATCTCCTCAAACAGTGTTCCAAGGGGTGTCTTTTAGATGCCCCTTTCTAAGAAAGAGAAACAAGATCTTAACGAAAGTATAGCTAGGATGCAAGATACTTTAATGATAGCGAAAGAAGAAAATAACACTACTCTAGTAAAGATAATTGAGAAGTGTCTGAAAGCACTGGAGCGCAAGAAAGATCAATGATTGTTACTTCACATCTAGGGTTTTCTTTATCGATCCCACCTGTTCTATGGATAGAGTATTGAACAAATTTGTCTGAGTCGTCCTCAATGCAGTTAATCTCAACTAAAGCATCACAAAAGAATTTTTCTATTATCGAGGTTATGTTTGCTCTATCTCTTTTTCTTTTATCTTTATAATAGACGACAAATTCAAGACCTATTTTATCTGAAAACCTAACCCCTTTTAAACTATGAGAAACAAGTTCTTTGAATTGCCTTTTTAACTTGTTATTGATTTGATAATGAAGGTTTCTGTAAACATTTAGATTAAGATAATACTTCTTGGCATTAGATTTTTTGCTTATCTGTAAATAGAGTGGGCATGATATTGTAATATTAATGGAGGGTAGCTCTTGGATTGAAGTTCATTAACAGCTCTTTATTGCTATTAATTGTCGATTCGATGAATTTTCTCTTAATAGGGGACTTCTCTTTTGCAAGCTTATTTTCAAGTTCAATAATTCTATTGTTTATATGCAAGATAAGCTCTTCCCTTGAGCTTAATTTATAGATCTCTTTAGTTTTGTTCATTATAATTAACCAAGTCTTGAATAGTCATTTTTCCTGAAATTAAATAGCCTATGAAATATGGCCAACTGTATTTCTTTTTCTTAGTCCAGTAATTGTTGCCATGACCATATCCAACCATGTGTCCTAAAATTTCATGAGCAATATGACCGGCATAATCATCAACAGATAAGCTATTTATTTTTCTTGAATTGATAGTTATGTTTTGTCCTTTTGTATATCCAATTACTCGGCTCCACCATTTCCATGGGCGATATGAATAGATCTTTACTTCTCGATCAGAGTTTAAGAAATGTCTCACTTTTGCCACAACTTCGTTGTTTGTATCCTCAGTGTAAGTAAAGTATTTGTCTTCAGGAAGTTGATAAATTTCGTCAAGCTGTTCGCCTATTCTTTCCCAGAAAAGCTCAATTGCTTGATCAATTTTCTTAAAACCTGTTTTGTTAACTATTTGTATATTCATCTGATAATTATTTCTAAAAAACATGAGTTTTACAATGGTTTTTTAAGCTGAGACAATTAAATAAAAGTTGTAGCAAAGGAGTTGCTATGTATTTGCAGGCCATACCTATAAAGGGACAGAAATACAAAGTTTACATGGACGAAACAGATCACTACACACTAGGTTATTGTGACAAAAACGATAAAAAAATAGTCATATCTAATAAATGCCCAAAAGATAAATTTATTGCCACCTTAGCTCATGAAATTTCGCACGCTTTTATTCATGAATGCTTTCTAGATCAAACCTTAGACCCAACACAAGAGGAAATATTTTGCGAAATTGTTTCTTGCATAATCGAACAATTTGGAGATTTCTTTTTAGATCTTAAAGAAATAGCCTTTTCTCTAAAGGCGGTGCAGTGAAATCAGCATTACTTTTAGGTGACATTCATTTTGATGCAGAAGACAAAAAGCTGTTAAAGAAAACTTTTGAAATATCTAAAGCTGAAAAGGTGGATCATATTTATTTCTTGGGAGATGTTTTAGATGCATACGCCTTAAGTAGCCATGAAAAACATCCCGATATAAAAACAACCTTTCAGTATGAAATAGATTATACAAAAGAGCAGTTTTCTAAAATAAGGAAGATGTTTCCTAAAACAAAGATCACAATAATATTTGGTAACCATTGCTCTAGAATATATAAATATATGCAAAAGAATTGTCCTGAAATCTATCATTTCTTGAGAATTGAAGAACTATTAGAATTAGAAAAATTCAATATTAAATACGTTCCTTTTGGGCATAGGCAAGGATTACAAATATTAAATACCGATTTATACGGCCGTCATATTCCTTACAGTGGTGGTCAAAATCATTCACTAGGCAGTATTAAAAAAGGACTTCATTCGTTAGTGTATGCCCATCTACATACTTACCAATACGCTGTTCACGTTGCAAAGGATGGAACTTTATTAAGATCATTTTGTAATATGTGTTTGGTCGATGTTAACAACCCCAAGTTTAACTATGTTTCTATGCATCCTAATTGGGTTCAAGGTTTTTCATTAATTCATGCTGACAGAAATGGTTCATGGTTTGATGAAAAAGCTATGGTGGTAGATGGCAAGCTTAGATTCAGAGATAAGTCTTACCGGCTTTAGTATTAACTTCCTAAATCAACCCATCTTTGCATTTCATGAATTAAATCTTTTACAAGAGTTCGGGGGACTCCGTTTAATGTATACTCGGCATATTCAGGGTAGGTTACTTCAATCTTAATGTCTAAAGAATAACCATCGTCGTAAAAATGAGATTGTTCTAAATTTATTTTGTATTCAACATCATTGTAAGAACTAGTGTTGTGGTTTTTGGTGATTTTATACACTTTCAATACCCACTACTATTGACCACCCCATAATCAGTAAACTACCGCAAAGTAAAGCAAACATAATGTAGGCTATTAAGTTTTTAATCATCTAAGCATTCCGGCGTTTCTGGCAATTCAGGGATACTCTCTTCATAAACAAAGTGAAGCATGTCTGATTGAACAATCTCTATTCGATCCCTTGCCCATCTCTTAAATGATTCATTCACATTGCTGTTAATAACATTGTGAAGTCTATCAAGTTCATTGTTAAATAATTCATTTCTGTTCATTTTCTATTTCCTCGCATTCTTCTAAAGCTTCTAGCGCAAGACGTCTTAAGTGTGAAGTGTTATAGGCAACCCACTTCGACCAAGAATTATGGTCTTCTGTTTTATAAATCTTTTTCAAAGCCTCACGCATGATTTTGTTTTGCTCTATAAGCTCTTTGATGTTCCCAATATCGTCCTCGCAATCTGCGCAGAAAGCTCTTTGATTATAATAGTAATGTTTTACATCGCCGCACGTAGGACAATGGATGTGTTCTTTATTGTTCATTATTTCCTCTCAAATCTGAATTATATTATTTCCCAGTTTATCTCTCTTTCGGTTTTATTGTTTGGGCTTAAGTCATTTACACCACAAAAACCGTTGCAATCTTGTAGCGGCTTTACTTCTCTACCCTTCATGTCATCTAGAGATTTCAACTCAGGGTAGTCGAGGTGCGGTTTTAAAAAAACCAAGTTTGCATATTTCCATTTTTTAGCTTTATCCTTAGATTTTTTTGACTGATCTTTCAGCATTGTAACTGGGACACCCTTTTGATCTGTTATATCATGTTCAACCTTCGCCATTTTTTCAAATAACTTAGGAAATTCCTTTTGTATTTTCTTCCAATACCCAATCCCACCTTGAACACAACCTGTTTTTAAACAATTATTATTGTGAAAACCCAATGAATAAGCGAGGGGGACTTCTATGCCTGCCTCTTTTAGATACTTAAAACAGTCTCCTTTGTTCATTTTTTTCTCTATAAGGGGAAATAATGGTCTTGTGTGGGGGTGATTAAGTTCTAAAGCATTGGCCCTATTTATCTCTTTTTTGCTAAACTCAAATCCGAAAACTTGATGGTTGTATTCGTTTTCTTTTTCCCATTTTTCTCTGACACGCCTTTTAAGCATATAAGAGCAAATTGCACCAGTCGCAGTATTTAAACTGTTATGCCGAAACCAAGTGTCCTCAATATTTTTATAATCATTAGATTTTAACATCTTAATATCTAACCCATACCATTGTTCACAATCTTTAAGAAATCTATAAGTATCTAAATGCTCGTTCCCAGTGTCTAGCATAATTACTTCACAATTATTTTTACTATATTTTTCAATAGCTAACTTGCAAGCAACCGAACTTGTGACTCCTCCAGACCACCAGCAAATTATTTTTTTCATATACCCTCTTTCCTCTCAAATACATAACTAAAAAACAGCGTAAACACGCCACCATATACAACTTTAAATAATATAAAATTAAGTCCAATCATAATCCACATATTTTCATGGAAGATTGGTAAGCTGAAAAAGAAAACTGAGATAATGGCTAGTTGGAAAAAGCTAGTGTGAAAGAAATTGCTCAAATGATAAAAATCCGTAAACATAACAAGCGCAGTTGAACTTAGAGGAAACTTCTCACCTTGTTCCTTATCACCATTTTTCCATTTGTTTTTCCAGCTAATATCGTTATTAAAAAACATCGGATTGAAGTTTTTAAAAATACTTTTACTATAATGAAATAAAGCCTTATCGTTTCCAGCTTTGAATATCGCTGCAAGTGCTATTAATATTGTGCTAACCATCTTTTAACTCTTTTATTACTTGGTATTCTTTTTTTATTTGATCGTCGTAGCCGGTCAAATCATACCCTCCCCAATTGTCCACACCATTACATTCGAGAATATCTAATTTAATGTCTCGACAAATTAAAGCAAAATATTCTTTCTTACTAATAGTAATTTTCTCATTTGCATCAAATTCAAATTTCATAAAACCTCCTTAATATTGTGCTAGTCATTTTAAAGCCACCCTATAAAGTCAGAGCAATTCGTTAAAGAGTAAAAAGAGGGTTCTGGGTCTCTGTAATCTGCTAACCAAGACCAATTCCCATTCTCATATTTATCGATAATAAATATGAAGTTTTGGACATAGTTATAAAATATCAAAACAAACTCCTCAACCATTCAAGCAATTGCCCATCATATTGCTGATTGAAAAATACTACTGCTAAAAGCAAAATAGTGGTGAATAAAATAAAAGTGCTTATTCTTTCAATTGTCATAGTCTCCCCAATAAGCTCACTCTTAGAACTAAGTCAAATGGACCTAAAGAAAGATGAGGGTTAAGTGCGAAGTTACCTGAAACTCTATCATTAACAACACGTATTTCACTCAAAACTAATTCGTTGTTTTTATAAACTTCGTAATAAATAACCCACGCATGTAAGTTTGTATCAGTTATCATTTAAAAACTCCAAAACATTCATTACTGCTTTTTCTATCTCTTCGCTAGTCGGTAAGATTGTTCTACATGAAACAAGTTTATTATGATGGTTATCACATTGCTTGCACCACTCATCGTTATCCTTATTGTTAACATATGAAATCGATACTTGTTTCAATTTCTTTTTTCCTGCCATTATAAAACCTTTTGAATAATTCAAAGCAAGCTTTAGTGTCTGACTCTGCATTGTGATGATTTAACTCTATGTCGAAATATTCACAACACTTATCGAGACTCAATTTTTTCTTCTCTTCTTTTTTAAGTTTACCATATTTATAAACTAGATCATAAGTGGATATACACCATTTAAAAGTTCTATTAAATTCCATTTCCATATTAGCTAGGTAGCATTCAATAGAAAGGAAGCCATAGTCGAAGTACCCAAGAGCTTTTCGACTATGGCAGACCATTATGGAATCATCAGGGATAAAATTGAGTAGTAATTCTAATTGTGGATGCTTTAATGGATGTTTACGAGCTTCCTCAATTGTTATCCCATGAATCTTATATGCCTTATGATAATCAGGCCTAAATTTGGTTGGCTTAAATTTAAAACCTTTTTCATCAAGCGTTTTCTCACCATCTGTTAAAATAACATAAGCAGTTAGTAGCTCATGTTTACCTGGAGTAAATCCCGTCGTTTCTAGGTCGATGACACTAAAAAGGTATTGAGTCACCTTCATATCCTGCGCTACTTTGAGGTGAATGAGAGCCTCCTAAATAGCCTTCTTTTTTCTTAGCCTCAATTAGCTTATAAGGCTTAAAGTAGTAGATTGAGTTTTTCTCAACACCCTCTTTAGTCTTATAAGTAGATACCTGAATATTGCATTGCTTATTAACAAATGATGCTTCATCAAGCTTGTTATCGTTGGTGGGAATGGAAAAAGCAGCTGCCATTCTTTTAACTCTATTAATTGCTTTCAATCTTAAAGCTTCATCTTTTGTATTTAAGTCATATTGAGCAAATAACACTCTATTTTTATACGTTGGTCCTGTGATTCTTACTTGATAGCTTAAAACTTTATGAGTCTTTTCATAGTTATCTTTCCACTCAAGTTTCTCAACTAAAGCATTGTATTCACCTTCTGGGATTACATCATAGCCAGTCTCAATATCGTCAGATCCGGTTAAATCAATCATAAAACACCCTCCTATTTAACGTGCTTCCACGTTCTATTTTTTATTATGTCACACAAGGTAGCCTCAGTTACTGAGTATATCTGAGATAATTCCCTGTAGGTTACCTTGGTTCTCATTTTTAATTTTCTAATATCTCTCACCATTTCATCATCCAGCTTTCTATGAGGATGATCCTCACCTCTGGCTACATTGCCATTTTGCAAACCATTTTCCCATGCATGTAATTGGTTTTCTCTATTATCACACCACTCTAAATTTTCAACTCTGTTATCTTTTTTATTGCCATTTATATGATTAACTTGAGGTTTGCCATTCGGATTTTCTATAAAGGCTATTGCTACTAACCTGTGGACTTTAAGTGTTTTTTTCTTACTATTTTTAGATAAGTAAACACGCTCATAGCTTTTTTTGGTGATAGCTTTCTTTAACTTTATTCTTTTAAAACTGGCGATTCGACCATCTTTATAAGTTATATCTTTATGAGAATAAACATCTCCATTGGATGAAACGCTGTAGTGACCCTCGTAACCTTTTACTGGAAGAATTTTCACGCAAAAACCTTTTTTAATATTTCACAAAAATCAGGTTTTTCATAAAGGTCTAACTTACCTGAGCGATCTTTACATATATATCCTTCAACTGGCTGAGTTAAAAAAGCTCTTATTTTTTCCCCATCCTCTTTTTCAATTACCTGTAGACTAAAAACAAAATCAAAGAATGCCGGTAGCTTTTTAGAGAGCTGTCCTTGAACATCAGGGACATTAAACCTACGACCCAAATTATCCTCTGTTGTTTTTTCCAAACAAGTGAAGACAACATTTTTATTTAAATCTCTAGTAAATTTTATAAATTTAGTTAGTGAGTCACCAAAGTATCCCCATTTTTTTAATGCTTGCCTGTCGTCGGGATAAACTGACTGGGCTTCCTCTAAAAACATTGAAGCTATTTCAGTTAATGAATCAAAGGCTATATTGTCATACTCGCTAATGTCATTTGATACAAGTAGTTTACGAATATCACTCAGTGAACTAGGTTCCACATAATCTATATTAAAATCTTTTAAAGACAATAGGCCCGACTCTTTTGAAACGATTAAAGTTTTATTTGGAAGGGTTGATATGGCCGTTGTTTTACCACTGCCGCTTGATGAGTATATTAAAACATTCAGTTTAGTTGGTTGAATATCTTTAGTTGATTTAACTTTCATGAAACTCCTTAGTAAATAATTAACAGGTGAAATTTTTATATAGATTAAAAAATAGAAAAGCAAGCAAAAAAAAGAGGGGAAATACATCCCCTCTTTAAAACCTGCTAATCTTTACAAAGAAGCAAAGACTATGTAATTTCTTCAGTGTTACCAAAAGAATTTACATTGAAACCTAAATAGCAACCCCACGCTAAAAAATCAACTTAAATTCTTTTTGAACTACCTAAAATATAAATCTTACAAAGGAGAGGTTATGCAAATTATCGACAAACTTATTCAAACAAACTGTTTTAATAAAGAAGAACAGCTTCTACTACTGGCCATTAAAGCCTGTGAACTAGAGGAATGTGGGGGACCAGTATCGCAAGTTGTTTACAGTGGTAAAATGCCTGGGTTTGAAAATATCGATGTTATTCAAACGCTAAGTAGATTCGTTAAAGATAAGCACATAGATAGATATATTATAGAATCTCGCGGCGAGGACGCTATCATAACCATCTACCCTTAGGAGATAAAAATGCCAAAAAAAACAAGCAGTAGAAACAATCAAGAACTAGAAAACCATTGGTTTAAGCACCCAGTCAACCTTAGAGCTATGCCGCAGTTAGTAGAATTAGTTCAAGGAAAAAACAAAAATAAAAAGCTTTTTGCTGATTTTTATATCATTTTAGAGCTGTTTTTTGATCGACCACACAGCAAAAACAGCAAAGTTTTAAAGATACATTCAGCAAAATTACGTCAAGAATTGGGCTTGACGCAAGCATCATTGATCAAAAACTTGCAAAAATTAGAGCGTTTTACGTTAATTTTTTACGAAATTGACAATTTTTTGGTCTCGTTGCGGTTGGCAAAGTCTATGGAATTATTGATTTTCGATAATACAGAAAGAGAAGAAAGAATAGAGTATAATAGAGGAGAGGAGAATAAAGAAGAGAGACAAGATAGAAGCTATTCTTCTTCTTCTTTTCCTCCCCCCCCTGACCACACTAGTCAAGAAATAACAGAATTATGGGATGAGAGTTATTTGAAACTTTATTCTGAGGAGTTTCTTCGGAAGTATTGGCATAGTGCAAAAGAGTTTTACATAAAATCAAAAATGAAAAAGCCATTTAAAGCCTTTATGCTAGATTCATTTTCCAGAACAAAAGAAAAATTTGGGGATCCTAATTTTAGACCTAATGGGGGCAGATTGACTGAAGCCGAGCTAGAAGTAGCAAGATTAGGAGATGAATTATTTAAAAACGCAAGGAGTATTGAATGAGTTTGTTTAGTGATTTCTTTTATACCGATGATAAAACTCTTGATGCTCCAAAGGAGTTAACGGATAGGGTAGTACAAGAATATGAGTCTAGCCCTTATGGATACACTCAATTTAATTTCCTTAATGACCATAGATCACTTAGACCTGGGAAAAAGCATTTGCTTATAGGAACTACAGGAACAGGTAAAACAACATTAACTAGATCAGTTATTTTCCAATTAGCCAAAGGAGCTAAAATACTTTGGTATTCAACTGAAGAATCCTTTGATGATATGGTTTATATGATGTCAAAAGCTGATATAGGGCAAGATGAAAGATCCAAGATTCATTTTAGACATGAGATGGAAGCTGACAAGTGGATTAATGAGAACGAAAGTAGTTTATCCAATTATCTAGCTGATGCAGTTACAAGAACTAAAAGTGAAATTATTGTTTTTGATAATTTAACTACTAGTAAGTTTTATAGTGGGAACATTGATGTTATTGTCAAAATGTTTGATGAGCTATCAACTGTTGTTAAAAGATTAAATGTCCCGATAATAATAATTGCCCATACTGCCAGTGGGGTTAAAGATATGCAGTCAGAGCTTTTTACTGGAGATGATATTAAGGGCCCTAAAATTGTTTCAAATAGATGCGAGTATGTTTATGCTTATCAACTTATAACTTACATGAAAGATGAAGGCGAGCATAAGCAGGGGATTGTTAGGATATTAAAATCAAGAATAGGGGGAGCCTCTAACAGTGTTTATGCTTTAACTTATAACCATAAAGAAAATAGTTACCTCAATGACATTAAAATAACCTTTGAGCAGTTCAAAGGATTTTATGAAAAAAGGATTAAGCTTAAATGAAAGTAGCAATCCATGATTGGAATAGAGAGTGCCCCGTTATTCAAATTAAAAACAAAGACCATGCTAAAGAATTAAATAAAGATGGTTACGCTATTTACCAAACAGTAAATACTTTTGAAGAGTATAGAAGAGAGACTCATCTTAAAAAGCTTAATTATTTTTATGTGGAGTTTGATGATTGCAATAAATTAGATCAAGCTATGAGGTTAAAGCCTTTTTTAGAGCCTACAAAAATAATTGAATCAAAAGCGGGTTATCATGTTTATTGGGAAATTGAGGATGATCTAGTAAAGAATGAGGGAAAGGATAGGGCAATAATTATTTACAAAGCAATTCTAAACCAAATGGTTTATCACTTTAACTCTGATGATGCTGTTAAGGATGTAACTAGGATTCTTAGAGTGCCAGGGTATTATCATCAAAAGAATCCTGAGGACCCATTCATGATAAAAAAAGTTTATCAATCAAAAGCAAAATATCTTTCTCATCAGTTTTTAACTTGCCTTAAACCTTTGCCAATTAAGAAAAAGAAAAAGCCAACAGCAAAAGATGATAATGCATCAACAGAGTTTTGGGATAAAGCTCACAAATTTGATGTCTATGAAGGATTAAGAAGAATATCAGGCGCACCTGAGTTAGGGGGAGAGGTTATTGAAGTTAAAAATAATCAAATATGGGTTAACAATAAACCAACAGCAAACTGGATTGATGATGATGGGTTCATTGGCTCACATGGTGGAGGAGGTCCAAACCTTAGTACATGGATTAAATGGTACACAGGAAGTTGGGGAGAGACCTATAAAATATTAGTTAAATATATACCTGAATTAAATGTTGACACCTAAAAGCTAGTTTAATAAAAGTCCTCTGTGCAGAGATGCCAATTTAATTATTATTATTCAGATTACAAAGGAGGATTTATGCTATTAAAGATAGTTGAAAATAAATCACAACAATTTTCATTCACAGTTAAAGAAGTCTGTGCCTTTGCTAATGCAGACAAACCAATTGATCCAAAAATAATATTAAATATGTTATCTCCACCAGATCCATTTGAGCCAGATGATGAGTTTATTAGGAACGACAAGCTAGATGAATTTGGTATGGGGACCACAATTTTTTTAACCGATATCCCTATAAAAAAATGCTACTGCATAACCAATGAAGGATTTAGAATAATCAACTTTACTGGTACTGCTTATGTAGTTACGGATAACGGTGACACCATTAATAAATTCTAATTAAATAAATATCTCTGCACATTTAACCAAGCTAAAATAGGAGTCTATAAATGATAGAACTAGGTGAAGTACAATTTAAATATAAAAAACAAGCAATGGAGTATGTTAGAGAGTTTCTTCAAAGACATGAAGGAAGCATCTTTGATCAACAAAGCTCTTATTTCAATTTCTTTAATGATTTAGTTAAAAGACATCCCGAAAGAGAAATAAATAACCTTGAGCAAGTTGAGGTTATTAAAAACTTTGGTGGATATCCTGCCATAAACATAAAAGAAGTTGGGAAAGACTTTGTTTCTATTTCTTGGAATAAATGCATTACAGGGAATAAAGCTAGCTACAAACTAAAACTGCGTATGGCCATGAGAAGAGCAATTATTGATCAGATAATGGACTTTAAAGACAGTTGCAATGAGTATACATGCTCAATATGTAATGAAGACCTAACTGAAAAAGTAATCCATGTTGATCATGAAAAGTACTTTGAAGAGATTGCCAAAGAGTTTGAAGAGACCTTTGGGAAGGAATGGGAGTTAGTAAACTTGAGGGATCATAATGGATGGCAGTTCAAAAATGACAGTGACTCAAGTAATTGGCAAAAGTTTCATCAAGAAAAAGCTACATTAAGGCTAACTTGCTCAAAATGTAATCTTTCTAGAAGGTAGTTGAGGAATATCCAAAGCTATGGTATATTCCTATTAACTTCAAAAGGAAATGCTAAATGACTCCAAAATCTTATTTTAAGCGTTTTTCTAATTCTATGAACCTTATTACCTTCAAAAGCACAGAAAGTGCTTTAAAATCAATTCTCGTGGTCCTGGTGATGATTTCTACAGCTAATTGGTTCCATGGAAGCTGGATAGTGGGCTTTTTATGCTTTCCGTATATTACAAACTACTGTTTTAAAGGAGAGTTAGTATGAAAATGGTACTATTAATGGTTTTTATGATCGGATGTACAACAAAGGCAATGAAGAATAGAAAGCCAAGACCAAAGAGTGTTGAACTAGGTATGAGCATAATCCAGGTTGAAAGGTATTTTAGAAGTGATCCTATCGCTAAATCGATTAACAAGAATGGAAAAACTTTAATCTTTGAAGAGACCAAAGGTTTTAGTGATACCTATGAGCATATATGTAAGTTCAATAAAGAAGGTAAGCTGATAAGTTTAGATGTTAGGAGACAAGCTCCAAGGTCTTCAGGAGGTGGTGCTTTTTACATAAATAATAACAACTTAGCCGATCAAATAGCTGAACCAGCAATGAGAGAACAAAGAATTATTGAAGACATGAATCAAAGAGCACACGAGTTCAATATGATGCAACAGAGCAAGCAGCAAACATGCACTAGTAATCCCGATATGATGGGTGGATTTACAACAACTTGCTACTAATTATAAGATAACAATAAGTTAGGGTTTATTTTGTGAACCCTGGCCTTTTGGAGTTAGCTGCCTCAGAAATGGGGCAGTTTTTTTTGTCCGAATATAGGACTTGTCAGCGTATAAAAAAATATACACAATTAATCCATGTCAAAAGCAGGAAGGCTCAAATGGGTTAGAGAAACGCTTGGTTTAAGACCAAGTGATGTGTATTTTCCACTAGATATCAAGCGAATTACATTTTTTAGTCGAGAAAAGAATCTGCAAGGGGTGAATCTCCTAGACCTTGCTTCAATGATTGAATTCTATAATGAAAAATGGCAAGAGAAGTTCCAATCTGCATATCCAAAGTACCATAATAGGACTATTAGACGCATAACATTTGAGTTTATTGTGTTTGGCGTTGATCGGGGTGATGCTGAAAATGAGCGTATAATCAAGATGTTAAAAGATAATTATAAAGAAAAAGAAGAGATTCTTAATAAAAGAATAATGGAATTAAAAGTGGAGTTGATGAAGAAATGATGCACAAGCTCGCACAGTACTATAAAGAGACTAATTAATGTATGGCACAAAATACAAGCCTGAATATTGTAAGAAACTGGTTGAGCATATGTCTGAGGGGTACAGTTTCACAACATTTGGAGCGGTGGTCATGTGTGGGCGTAGAACTCTTTATGAGTGGCTTGATAGGCATGAGGAGTTTAGAGAAGCAAAGCAATTAGGGGAAGCTCTTTGTCAGAGATATTACGAAAACCTTAATAAGAGGCGATTGGAAGGTGACAAGGATATTGATGGCTATATGCTTCAATTCACCATGAGGACTCGTTTCTATAAAGACTATGGAGACAAGTCCAAGCTGCAAATAGATGTGCAGAATAAAACCGTAGAAGATCTAGTGATTGAAGCCAAGAAAAAGCAATTAGAAAACAAACCCATCGAAGAGGTTGAATATAAGGAAGTAACAAAGGAAAAAACAAATGGAATTAAAAGAACTAAAAGAGTTAGCAAAAAGTAATGGATTAGAGTTTGCTAAAAACGCCACAAGAGATCAAGTTAAAGCATTACTAGACGCAGCTGAAATCCCTTACAATGATGAGCCAATGCCAAGAGATTTTCAATTAGAGGCAATCGAGTCAGAAGTTAAAAAGAATAACTACACTAGCTCAGAGTATGACATTGATGAATTAATCAGTGAGTACAAAATGGCAGAGTCTTCAATTGATATTAAAAGAGCTGATCAAAAAAGAGCCGTTATCAAAAAGAAAATAGCTGAAGACAAAGAGGCACTAAAAAAGCTTTTAATTTGGGAAAGAAGACGAGGAATTATTAGTGTATCAGATGATTACTTGCTTAATGAAATTGAAGAGTCTGAATGCACTAAAGTATGTGAGTGTACCAATAGAATCCCTAGTGGTGGTAGCTTTGCCGAGGAAGGGCAAGAGTATAAGTACAAATCTTACTATGATGAAAGCCGAAATAAAGAAGTATTTGTCGTTTTTGTCAAAAGAGAAATTGCTCCTGAAGATCAAATAAGCAAAGAGCTTGCATGGAAGATGTCTCAGGGGTTTATGCCAACAATGGACGATTATGCTCCTGCTAAAACTCAAGTAAGAAGAGTAGCAATGGTAGAATCAGAGTTTAATAAATATTTTAAAATAGAGATCTAGTCATAAAAGAATTAGAAGACTTCTATTTTTACAGTGAAAATTGGCTGAAAATCCAGACGAAAGTTGACGGTCGTCAGCCTTTTTTACTTAGAAGGTATCAGAAGGAATTTGTTAACCTTGTTCAAAGCATTAAAGGGCCGAAAAGGCTTGTAGTTTTGAAACCTAGGCAATGTGGGTTTAGTACTTTAGTCGGTGGAATGTTTAGTCACAGAATGTTTACTGATCTAAATTTCTATGGTCTAGCTATGGCAGATAAACATGACAGGACTCAAAGCATAGCCTCTATTTATAAATATTTCTATGAAAACTTGCCCGATCAATTAAAACCGTCTGTGACTAAGTTTAATACTGAAGAAGTTTATTTTGATATATTCAAATCGGGCATAAGCTTTATGACAGGTAATGATCCTCAAGCTGGTCGGTCTGGCACGAGGAAATTTGGTCATTTGTCTGAATGGGCGTTCATTAGGTATACAAGCGAAATAGATGAAGGTGTTCAAAACTCTATTCCTCTTGATCCTGATACCTACATAATTAAAGAATCAACAGCTAATGGTAAATCAGGTTTAGGCAAAGCCTTTTATGATCTTTGGAATGCTGCTAAACGTGGTGACTCTATCTATAAGCCTTTCTTTGTTGCCTGGTATGAAGTGGACGATTATAAATTACCTCTTGAGCCAGGATTCAGCTTGTCAAGGGAAGAAAAAGACTTAATTAAAAGAATTCCTCCCTTGACGAAAGAAAATTTGCAGTGGCGTAGAATGAAAATCACTGAATATGCTACTGATGAAAACTCTCTTCTTTCTCCTGAAGAAAGATTTAATCAAGACTTTCCTGTGGA